CCGATGGCGCTGAGTGAAAACCTATCGGGTTTTCTGAATGACTTTGGCGTCAGCGTCACTGCTGGCGCCATTTCTGGGTTGGGCATCCTCGACATGCCTGGCCAGGTGCTGGCCAACGGCATGATGATCAGCACCGACTACACGCTCACCTGCAAAGCTGCTGACTTTGGTGGGTTGCTTTATGGAGATGCGATTGCTGTCGATGGCATCAATTATCAAGTGCGCGAAACGCGCTCCTTGGATGACGGCGCCTTCGTTGAAATTGCGTTACAACGCCTTGCTCCAAGCGGCACCGCCCCTGGCTCTAACCCACGGACATTTGGCCTGTCAGATTTGTCTGACGTTGAGTTGGTCAATCCAACCGCTGGCGAAGTGCTGAAATATGACGGCACCCAATGGGTGGATGGAACGGATGAAGGCGCTGGATATGTCTACACCCAGTCCACCACAGCCAGCATTTGGACGATCAACCACAATCTGGGTCATGCGCCTAGCGTTGAGGTGTTCGACAGCGGCAGCCAAGAGATCGAAGCAAATGTCACGCATCCCAGCGTGAACCAGACCGTTATCCTGTTTACAATACCCACCACTGGCTTTGCGAGGTTGACCTGACATGTCCAAGAAAATTTTCACCGACTTTGATTTCCAGTCGGTCTCTAAAATCACCAATTTGCCGGCGCCCAGCAGCAATGGCGATGCAGCCACCAAGTCCTACGTGGATTCGTTGGTGGAGGGCCTGGCATGGAAAGACAGCTGCCGAGTCGCCACGCAATCAAATACCAACCTGAGCAGCCCTGGCGCGACAATTGATGGCGTGACGATGGTCAGCCAGGACCGAGTGCTGGTTCGATCTCAGACGACGGCTTCTCAGAACGGCATTTATGTCTGGAACGGCGCAGCGGTCGCAATGACCCGATCGCTGGATGCCAATATCTTTGCGGAGTTGGAAGCGGCTGTAACAACAATCGAAGAAGGCACTAGCGCGGCTAGCAGCTATCGTCAAGATCAAGTCAACGGCACAATTGACACAAGCACGGTTAACTGGGTTTCGTTTGGCGTTTCGGTTCCCAGTGCCAGCACTTCAACTGCAGGCACCGTCCGCCTTGCAACCCAGACGGAAGTCAATACCGGCACTGACGCTACGATTGCCGTTACCCCGAGCACGCTTGCAAGCTGGTCTGGCCGGGTCAAAAAGTACGCCACAAGCATCGGTGATGGCAGCGCCACTAGCTACACGGTGACCCACAACCTGGCATCACTGGATGTCACGGTGACTGTTTTTGCTAACAGCACCGGCGACGAAGTAATCACTGACGTGACCCACGCCACAACCAACACTCTGACCATCGTATTTGCCTCAGCTCCATCATCTAACGCTTACCGCGTAGTGGTGGTTGGCTAATGTCTCGCCAGTTCCTTAATGGCGTCAACTTGGCAAGCCAATCGGTCACAGCCATTGGCGCTCAAATGAGCACCAATCTACTGCTGGGCCGATCTACTGCTGGAGCAGGATCAATAGAGCAAATCTCCATTGGAAGCGGCTTGTCATTATCTGCTGGTACGCTTTCTGCCACGGCTGGTGGTGGGAGCGGAACTGTTATTTCTTATTCTGTCACTGCAACTAGCAAAACGCTGGTGAATGGCGAAATATGCACAGTCACTGCAGCCGGGCAAACAATCACGCTGCCAGCTTCGCCAACTCAGGGCTGGCAGGCTGGAGTGAGTGTCGCTGGCACTTTTACTGATACAATAATTGCACGCAATGGCTCAAACATCATGTCACTGGCTGAAAACATGACAGTAGACACGGCCAACATATCCGTCACTCTTGTTTACATTGATGCCACTAGAGGCTGGAGGATTTTTTAATGTCTACTCTCACTCAGTTTTATGGATCTTCAACGTCCAGCCGCGTTCCAGTTGAACTATTGATACTTGGTGGAGGTGGCGCTGGAACTTCTACTAACTCAACCTCTGCCCAATCTGGTCAAGGCGGCGGAAGTGGAAGATTGATTTTGTCTTCTACATCGGTCAGCAAAAGCATTGCCTATGCAGTGACAATCGGAGGCGGTGGTGCTGCTGTTTTAGGTGGCATTCCCCCTAGCGGCAGTTCAAGTTTCTTTGGGGCTCTTGAGGCGGCTGGTGGTCTAGGCGGGACCGTATACCAAGGGTTATCATTTTGTGGCTCAGCAGGAGGTGTAATTGGAACCACAACAAGTCAACCAATTCTCGCTGCCATTGTATGGCCAAATTCATTGCAATTTAATTCAGCAGACGATTATTTTCAATCATTTGCTTCTATGGGAGGCGCAGTTTCAGCCGCTACTGCTGGCCCTGGCGGAGGCGGCGCGGGCGGTCCAGGTACTCAAGGCCCTGCAGGTGGCCCCGGTCGTATTTCCAGCATCACAGGTTCTTCCGTTACCTATGCGGAGGGAGGTGTGGGAAGAACCAGCACTGCTGGTGTTTCAGCAGGAGTTAATGGCGGCGCAAATACAGGCACTGGAGGCGGTGGATCATCTTCTACTGGTGCCAATAGTGGCGGTCTTACTTATCTAGGAGGCAATGGCGGGTCTGGAGTGGTCATTATTGCTTATAAGGACACCTATTCAGCGCCCACCTCCGTAACCGGCACTTACGATCAACCAACGCGCACTGGTTATCGTGTTTACCGCTTTACCGGTAGCGGATCTATTACGTTCTGAGGAAATTTCACATGGCACACTTTGCAGAATTAGACGCAAGCAACAAAGTATTGCGAGTTATTGTTGTTAGCAATCAAGACTGCCAAGATGAATTTGGAAATGAGCAGGAAGTGGTGGGGCAACTTTTTTGCCGCACATTATTTGGAGAAAATTCCCGTTGGGTGCAGACCAGCTACAGCGGCAGCATCCGTGGCAAATACGCTGGCATTGGGGACATATACGATTTCGGCTTAGATGAATTTGTAACTCCCGTTTCTGCTGACCAAATTGCCGACATTGAGCCATGACCACCAAACGCGAAACGATCCTCGCCGCGATTCGCACCCGGCTCACCAACACCAGCGGGGTTGGTACGCGGATTTACCGCAGCCGCGTGGAGCCAATTGCCCGCGAGGAAAGCCCGGCGATCGTCGTCGAGCCGTTGAACGATACCGCCAGCCAGAACACTAGCTTGCCGACGCTCGACTGGGCAATGACGGTGCGGGTGACCGTGATTGTGCGCGGTGCCATCCCGGACCAGCAGGCCGACCCGATTGTGGAAAGCCTCCACGGCAAACTGATGGCCGACCTAACACTCGGCGGATATTCGATGGATATTCAACCGCAGAGCGTAAACTGGCAATTGATCGAAGCCGACCAGCCGGTCGGCGTCGTGATGTGTGATTACCTCGTCCGGTATCGCACCTCTATCTCTAACCTGGCGAGTGCCTGATGGCTACGATGATGGATGAATACTGGGGCCAGGGCGGCACCTACCTCCTGGATCCCAAAACCGGCAACAGAAAGCTCATTGAGCGGACAGAGCCGGCTCAACCCTCCGAACCCCAACCCGAGGAATTAAGCAATGGCTCTGCTAACACGCAAGCGCCTGATCCTGGCCAAAACGGAAACGACTGAAGGCACCGACCCGACGCCTTCTGCAACGACTAACGCTGTCTTGGTGCGCAACTTGGACATCGTGCCAATGCAGTCCGACGTTGTGCAGCGTGAGTTGGTGCGCCCTTACCTCGGCAACTACGAACAACTGCTGGCTAACACCCGCGTTGAAGTGTCGTTTGAGGTTGAGCTTGCCGGGTCCGGCGCTGCTGGCACCGCTCCCAACTACGGCGCACTGCTCAAAGCTTGCGGCCTGAGTGAGACCGTGGTGGCAACCACCAGCGTGACCTATGCGCCGGTGAGCAGCAGCTTCAGCTCTTGCACCATTTACTTCCACAATGATGGTGTCCGGCACATTGTCACCGGTGCTCGCGGCACGTTTGAACTGAACTGCCAAGTCGGCGCCATTCCGTTCATCAAGTTCACGATGACCGGCGTTTACAACGCCCCGACAGACGTTGCCCTGCCATCAGCTACCTACATCAACCAGGTAACGCCGCTAATCTTCAAGAACGGCAACACCTCCGCGTTCTCGCTCTACAGCTACTCGGCCACGCTTCAATCGTTCACCATGCAAATGGCGAACAGCGTTCTCTACCGAGAGCTGGTGGGTGGCACCAAGCAGGTGCTGATCACGGACCGGAAGCCGGCCGGCAGCTGCGTCATTGAAGCCCCGGCGATTGGCACCAAGGACTTCTTCGGCATCGGCACTGGGACCACTACAGGAGCGGCCACGTTCCTGCACGGCACCGCTGCCGGCAACAAGGTAACCTTGACTGCGAACCAGGTTGACATCAGTCAGCCTGCATACTCCGACCTCAACGGCATCCAGATGCTGACGCTGCCCTTGGTGTTCACCCCGACCACCGCTGGCAACGACGAACTCAGCCTCGCTTTCACCTAATAGGACCCCTGCATGGCTTTCAAACTTTCGCTTTCGGAAAGTTACCGCTGGCCCGTCGCCGTCGAAATTCCCATCGACGGCGGCCGGTTTGACAAGCAGACCTTTGACGCTGAATTCAAGCG